ACGCGAACATCCGTGTTCAGCGCAGGTGCATACTTTTGTATTAACTCGCGCTCCAACTTGTGTGCGGCATCTTTGCCACGCACAATGTCCACAATAGCCACGTTCATTGCTTCCACGCCGTTTGTGCGAATTGCTTCGTACAGGTTCCATGCTTTGTCTTCTGTGCGGCTACGGTAGATATGCTTGTTAACACGGCTACGAAGCGACATGGTGATTGTGCGCTGGGTTTTAGCGGTAATACCAATGTAGTACTCGAATCCAATTTGGATCATGTACACTATGTGGCTGCGATCAGTACGTTTCTTTCTCATCATGTGTGTATTATAGCATTTTGGGCATTTTCCGTCAACCGAAATGCCTGTTGCAAAAATACAACAAAAGTACTACTTTTTTTAGCCCAAAAGTAGTACTTTTTCGGCAAATATTGAATATTTGGTCAACCAAAGTGTGGGCTATAAGTAACAGCATGGACACTGATCTTTACCACGACATTTACACTAGCGAAATTTTTGACACCAGCCAATGCATATGGCACGAAAATAATACCATGAATTTCTTTCACAGTTTGTTGATCAAACTGGGATATGAGCCTGTGCAAGATGGACACAAAACATGGCGCCGTGGAGACCGTACCGTGGTGCTGTGCCTGGTAGACGACTACATCTCTACCACATACGACTATGACACACCAGTGGCATATCGATTTGATCGCAATACCACAGTGATCACAGACAACTATGTTACCAGTCCAACCTTGTACAAGGTGTTTCAACTGCCATCCAGTTTCTTTGGCATCTATCATTATGAACCCAAGCTGACCAATTTCAATCCCACACGCAGATTTAATTTTTCAGTCAATCGCATTGATTCCAAACGCATGTTGACCATGCTGGAAATTGCGTTGCGTTGTGAAAAGTATCCAGATGCTGAAACGTTGGACTTTATCAATTTCAACTGCTGGAGCTGGGAAGGTGACAATTCCACTGCTGAAGGATGCAATCAAAATTTCAGAGATGCATATGAAAAACTAGAGCCACAATACAAAGCAGTGTATGGTGACACTTTTGAACGCATTGCTCAAACCATGCCATTTAAAAATCATGACATGTCAGTTGAGCAGGCACACCTCAGTGCTTATGTGAACATGGTAATTGAAACCTATTCCAGTGACAGTTCAATTGCTCTCAGCGAGAAGATATTCCGTGCGTTGGTCACTCCGGCACCCTGGCAAGTGTATGCTGGCCGCCATGCTGTGGCCTATCTGGAAAGTTTGGGGTTTGACACACTCAAAGACATTGTCAATCACAGTTACGACGTCATGATGGAAAACAAAACTGCTGCCTATGGTGACAAACTGGTTGAATACATCTTTGCTGGCGCAGATACATTTACCAAACTCAGTGCCATGGATCGCACAGAACTACGACATCGTTGCCTTACTGCCAGCAGACAAAATCAAAAGGTGCTCAAAGACATGAGTGCTCGTTGGCCTGCAGAGTTTGCCGCTTGGTTGCCGGCTGTTATAGACCATATCAAATAACATGTGTGGTGTTCTATACGTAAAAAGCACCACTGACATACCGCTACAAAAGCACACCCAGGCTCTAGAAATTTTAAAAGATCGCGGGCCAGATTTTACCTGTTACCAACATCATGGTCGTGTGTTTTGTGCGCAGACAGTGTTGCATATCACCGGCAACACACAGTTTTACAACCGGCAGTCAGATGATTTTTTTGCATTCAACGGCGAAATCTACAACTATCGTTGGTTTGGTTCCTACAGCAACGACACTGAGCTGATGTATCGTGCTGTAAAAGACGCACCAGTAAAAAAACTCAAATACTTTGAAGGACCTTGGGCGTGGGTGTATGCTCAAGGCGACCAAGTGATATATGCCACTGATCCACAAGGCGAAAGATGTCTGTACAGATATCAAGACAACAACATACTGATTGTGAGTTCTGAGGTGGCAGCTATTTTGGTATACATCCAACCAAAATTACAAGACATCGATTACACAACCAAACACTATCCAATTTGGCAAAACACACCTTGGCAAGGAATTGAACGATGTGTGCCAGGTGTGATGTATGATCAGTCGGGCAACACCACAGTGATTGACAGTATCTTTTCATGGGCCAAACCCAGTAGTATTCAAACATTGGACCAGGCATGGGAAGAATATCAACCCATGTGGGAACGGGTAATCACTGACATGCGGCCAGAAACATCTTATGCCTGCACATTCAGTGGCGGGCTTGACTCTGGTGTGGTTGCAAAAAGTCTTCCACAAAGTCAGCACTATTATACCACCAACATGCTGGGCAAAGACCCAGTGAGTGAACAATCTCAACGCATGTTGGAAGGCAGTCAACGAGACAAAATCATCAACATTGATGTTACAGAACAGCAATGGGCTGATGCATTTGAGCAAGTGTGTCGTCGCACACTCATGCCAGTTCAAAGCTACAGTTTTGTTGGGCAGTGGATAATTGCTCAACACTGCAAAGAACGTGTGTTGTTTACTGGTGTGGGCGCCGATGAACTGTTTGGTGGATATGGTGTTTACTCACAGCTTGAATACACCACACAAACAAGTGCAAGTCCTTACAGTTCATTTGGCAATGACACTCACGCACAACAACTGTGGCAGCAATGTTTACATGCACATCAAGGTCAAGCAGAGCCAGCCACTCTGTTGATGGATTACATCACTCAAATTTGTGCAATAGACATGCGTGGTATTGACGTTTGTACCATGGCACATGGCATTGAACCACGCTCGCCATTTGTGCATCCTAAGATCATTCGGTTTGCACTTGGCCTTCCCATGCACCTAAGACGCGGCAAACCTTTGATTCGTCGACAGTTTTTGGAATACTGGCCTGAAACAATGATACTGCCCAAAAAAGGATTCACTGGACATTGCAATGATTCATTGCCTTGGATGAAATTCACTGTGCCAGATCAGGCTCGGGCACCGCAGTGGAAACAAATTGTCAAAACTGGATTTAGATATTATGCCAATCAATATCTTGATCAAACCACTCGGGACTTATCCGCACATGCGGATGCTGTTTGAAATATTTTTCAACCCAAATCAAGCACTGTGATTCGCTAGGGGTTACTGATCTAGTACGTGAACTGTTGAATTCGTACCAGTACAATCCGTATGGCGCTTGAGAATCTGTAAACCTAAAAGTAAACAACTGACCCAGATCTGCCCCACACAGTTCAGCAAATCTATCAAAGGTTGTGATTGGTTCAAAGTCTGAATACAAGTGTGCGCGGCTGTGATGTGTGGTAATAAATCCCGGCACAGTTTGTATTTCGGGCAATCTTTCCAAGCATCGCAGTCGTGAATCTCCATTGCCAGCAAGATACGTGCCATCGCCTTGATCCAGCACCAAAAATGGTTTTATAATGCCCTGTGCTCGTATGTCTCGTATCCACATGTTGAGCTTGACAAGATTAGCAATGTCATAGTGATTGCGTGGTTCAGCCAGAAATCCTGCTGGCCCATCATACTCCAGCCACTGATTGGCCCACTCACAAAGATCGTGCAATCGTTGATTGGTGGAAAAGTGACGAAATTCACAGTGTGGATTCCAAAACAAACAATGCATGCCTTGATTTGAACTGATCTGGATGGGATCTTGTTTGTTGGGCCAGTGAAATTCCACAAGAGGATTATTCCAATACATAGATCTACTTAGTAAATAGGGCATGGACTATACATCTTTGTTTGCCAACACGCTAACCAGCCAGGGGTTTGATCTTCATGCAGTTTACAACTGCTTTGATCCTCCATACCGTCCAGACACTGGTTGGCCTTTAAAGTTGCCCAATATTGAATTCAAACACAACACACTGCTGTTGTTGCATTTTCAAGATTTCATAACACCATGTCAGGGTCGCATACTTGAACTAGAACAAGTAGAACGCCACTATGGTGCCAATGCCGATCGTGTGCTGGTCACTTACTGGAGCCATAATTTACAAAAGCACTATCAAGGACCAGTAAATCTCATTGAATTTAGCAATCATAACATGGCCACTGTGGCCACTATTCGAGCTCGTGAGTCACAATGGACCAATCAAATAAATGCAAAAACTTCAGCATGGCAATGTCTCAATGGCCGCATGTGCTTGCATCGTCGACGTGCTGTGGACATCTTGCAACATTGGCCCAATGGTGTGCTGAGTTACGGCAACGACATTCCACTTGATGCCTGGGCATATGATACCTATCGCGGAACAGAAAATGAAGATAACTTCATGCGACTACTGCCAATATATGCAAAATGTCAAGTGAACATTGTTACCGAAACACAGTATGATGAACCACCGGGTATTGTGAGTGAAAAGACATTGATGGCAATGATTGCACAACAAGTGCCCATTGTGATTGGTCATCAAGGTATTGTACAAGACTGTAGAGAACTTGGGTTTGACATGTTTGATGACCTAGTGGACACCAGCTATGATAGCATGCCCAATGACATTCGAGTTGAACAGGCCATAATAAAAAATCAAGATCTCATACTGGGAAAAATCAATCTTGCGCCATACCAAGAGCGGTTGCAAAAACAAAGAAGTTTTTTGCTTGATGAATTTGTAACTGGCACACAACAACGATACATTCAAGACGTTGAACAGTTGGCTAAAAAACTAAGTGCGATTTAAAAACTTCAACCACTTTTCTAGATCGCCATACATGGCCAACATCACTGCCTGCTGACTGCCAAACAAAATGATCTGTGGCTGCTTGCCAATTTTGATGTAGTAAGGACAATCTAATTTTTTGTCCAAGGTCAGTAAATGTTTGGGTTTGGCAACCAAGTCAGGAGGAGCATCAAATGCATACGTTTCTAAATCACAAGCACCAATGGCCATGTATCCAGCCGTGGTCAGTCTAAATCCGCCACCTTCTCTAAAGTTCATCCACCATGACTTGCAGGCTTCATCGTAGGTCAGTCGGTCTTCTTCCGGAAGACCTATCAATATGCGTTCGGTAATCTGTTGTTTAGTTAACATTGGGGTACACTTGTTCCCCTTGTGTTAACAGCATGACTGTGAATTTGTCAGTCTTGAACTGTGCATTTAATTTTTTTGCTAAATTTTTAGCATGACCTGGATTTGAGAAACTGACTTTTTTGTACTTAGGGCCAGGATATTGCGTGAGCATGTTACCAGTCTTGAGATTGATTGGCTTTTGATCGTAAAAGACCGCCCACACACCTTCAGAGGCCAATACTTGTTCGGTCTTATAGGTTTGTTTCTCAGTGTGCTCAATTAGAACTAGCGGTTTGGGTCTACTCATATTTTCTCCCAAGTTTATTTATCTAATAAACTAGGTGTTTTTGAAGCTTCCACCTGCGAGTTCTACCGTAATCACTTCATTGGAATTTGTAGCGGTGCTTGAACGTAGTTCTTCTAAAGTTACTAATAGTTTGGTAATGTCTGCATGCAGATCCTTGGCATCACGAAGAGTCATGATAAAATCACGTTGATTGCGTGACTCATGTGCCTTGATGGAATCAATAAATCGATGTATATGTAAACTCATTTTTTAAGATATGGTTTGAGATCAGGAGGAGTCCAGCCCACGGGCTTGAGTACCTTGCCATCTTCACGTTTGCGTACTTTACCAGTTTCGTGATCAATCTTGGCAAAGTTGGTCCGCATGACTTCTTTCCAAGCCCCTTCGGCATCTGCACCCATTGAGTGGATGGCACCAACAGTCACAACCAAAATGTCAATTAATGCATCTAACTGTTCTACCGGATCTTCTGACAATGTTGCCTCTAACAGTTCCTGATGTTCTTCGGTAATAAGATTAGTATACAAGGCAAATTGTCCTTCGTTGAACTTGTCCACAGTTTGGTCACAAGCTCGCATAAATTTTTCTTGATCACGAAACGGATTGGTCACGTGCCTGCTCCTCAGTGTAAAATGGACCTTGATAGGTATAACGTTCTAGCACAATCAGTTTGGGATTCTGTAGCACTTTCCAACTGCGATGTTGTTTGATCGAATACCATCCGGCAGCAAACCATGATTTTGATTTGTTTGTTTTTGTAAACAACGGCAATTTTAACTGCACATTCCACATGCCATTGTGTGTTCGGCAACCTGTAGGATAACCATGCACACGATCTTTTGGAATAGGTGTGACATGTTCTGGTTCGGCAAATTCAATATTGGCTTGTCGCCGTAACATTCGAATGGTTTTAAATTTAGCAACCTTGTTGCGGATGGTAAGAGCAAATCCACCATCCACAGCTTGAACGTTGCCAATTTTTTCATCATCTTGTTTGAGTATCCAGTATTGATTGTCAATTACCGGTTTTGCTACTATCATTTCAATGCTCCTTGATATGTTTGATTCAGCCAGCGACCAATTGGTTCAGCTTGGTCACTGAGCTTGGTGAGTTCATACTTGCCACAGAACTTGAGGAAGTGTGCGCCTACCATGCCTATGTCTTTGTTACTAACTTGTTCACAGATTACTGTGTCTACTACATCTTTGATATCTTGTGGTTGGGCTGTGAGATCAATCAGCGTGACGTTGCGTTCGTAATCTGTTAGCACCTTGTGTTCAACCTGTTCGTGGTCAGACCAACGTTGCAACATGAGATTGTTCCAAGAATATCCTTTTTTGTCACGATCCTCAAAGGCTTCTGTAAGTCCCACTTGATTTTTTGTGCCTTTCACACGCACCCCTGGATACGCAGAAAATACATTGTCACCTGGATCACCGCGCATGCATTTCATGAACAGCACCCATTTCTGATAATCAGTCGGCGCCACAAAGCTCTTGTCGGCTTTGCCTACTTTGATCTTTGAATTACTTTCAATCGTAAAACTTAATTGGTTGCCTTTGGCATCTGTTACGCCATCAACACTAAACAGGTGATCGTTTATGCCATTGTATAATTGCCC